ACCTTATGGTACTACTTGTGCTTTAAATAAATTAGGTTTACGAGAATTTCCAAGTTGGTTTAAAACAGGTGAATGGGATAAGGCTAAATTAAGTAATGATGAATTACTTGAAAAAAATCGCATAGATTTTGAAAATACTATGAATATTACTAATGAATGTTGGGCAGAATGGTGTGTATTATCTAAAGCACATTTTGAGCAAAGAGGACTTGAAAATAAATGGGCAGAAGATTTTATATATTCAATTTCTCGCCAATTAGGATATGGAATGTTTTTATGCCATAGTCAATTTAAAAATGAGAGTTGGGTAAAAGGATGCCCTACTATAAGCAAAAAGCCAAAAACAATAACTGATTTATCTTTTAAACAACAAGATATTTTACAAAGATATTTATAAACCAAAAAAAAATATGAACAGATTAAAAACCTTACAGGAAAAAAGACAAAAGCAGTACGAAGATGAAAGTATATCAAGCAAATGGTTTTGGTATATTATGTCTGCTGCTTTATTATTAACCGCTTTAATTGATAACCTATGAAAACTACAACATTAACAATTCTAATTCAATCATTAGAAAAAGAGATTAAGAAAACATCACTTGGTGGCATTAAATATTATGGCTTAATGGAAGCGCAAAGATTAGCCAAAGAGTTACTTAATGATGAAAGAAAGGAAATTGAAAGTGCATTTAACAATGGCTTGGCTATGAAAGATGTAACTTCAAATCAATGGTTTTTTATGAACTATATAAATAACGATTAAATAAAAACAATAACCTATGAAAACTAACTACGAATTAAAACAAGCTATTATTGACAAATGGGAGAAGGATCTGCTCATTGAAAAAATTGTAAAGCTAGAAAAACGCATTGGCGAACTAGAGTTGCAATTAAGGAGAGTGAACCAGAATCCAACCCCAAAGTATTTTGTATTAAATAATGACAGATGAAAGCAAAATTTAAATTAACTTGTAAAGCCGGAAGCTACGAAGCAGATACTTTATTGGGTATTGTTATTGAAGTATTAAAACACAGATTTTGGCATTTAAGAACACATCATAAATGGATGGATTAAAAATATTATAAAATGGGAATAATAATCGGTTTGGTTTGCTTAATTTTAATTTGGTTCAAATTAGGCTATGATATGCTTAATGCACCATTAGTTGATGATGATGAAAATATTATAAACAAATAACCTATGAAACAATTACTTGAATTAAGAGAGTGGCTTGAGCTTCAATGCAAGACAGGTAACCCAATATCCTGCGCGGAGATCTTAAATAAAATAGATGAGGTATTAGAATTTGATGAAGATATTGAGGAACTTTTAGTAACTTCGTGCTATGAGATGGAATGACATAACTGTTTGGCAATACCAAAATATTGTAAAAGCCTTATCTGATAAGAGTTTAGATGATATAGATAAATCGTTTAAGCTAATTGGATTAGTTTACAATATGACAGATAACCAAGTTGATTCATTATTGCAAGAGGATTACAAAGCAAAGATAAAAGAATTAGAGTTCTTGAATCAGCTTCCAGAGGGTAAGCCTGTTAAGATTATTAAAGTTAATGGTAAAAGGTACAGACCTATTTATAATATAACAAAGATGCCATTTGGTAGGTATGTTGAAACGAAAGCATTTGTAGGGGATATATATGCCAACCTACATAAACTAGGCGCGACAATGGTAATGCCACAGAAGCGCACTTGGTATGGCAGATGGGTAGATGATAAGTATGATGCCGGTATGCACGAAGATTATGCGGAGGATATGTTAGCAGCTAACTTTACAGATGTTTATTTTTCGTTGGTTTTTTTTTATCAAGTTTACAGAAATTGGATAGAAGTTACAAAGGATTATTTGGTAACCAAGATGATGATGACAGGGCAGACGATGGAGCAGTGCAACCAAGTGGTAACAAATTTATGCAGTATTTTGGATGGCATTATTCAGCCAAACTTATTGCCGACCACGAAAATATTAGAGTTGAGGAAGTTTACGACAGATCCACAATAGAAAGTTTAAATTCCCTAGCCTATCTTAAAGCAAAAGCAGACTATGATAGGGAGTTACATAGACAGTTATAGTTTCCCCTTCCATTACGGAGGGGGTTTTTTTTGTGCGGTATTTAGATCCGGTCTTGCTATTTAGTTTTATGAGTATTAGTCAAGCACAGGCAAAAGCGATAGCAGATGGCTTTTTAGCTTCGTTAGGGGAGGCAAAAGGAAAGGATAGCGATTTACCTGTAATTGAAGCTATCTTGGTTAAATATGGCGCAGAGTTCCAAAAACAAATAAAGGAGAATCTTAATAAAAACAAATCAATAGCATCTGGGAACATTAGCGACATAAGGGTTGAGTTTACGCAGTTCGGTACTTTATACACTTTGTCAATGGGTTACCCTAAAAGTGAACCTGCATCAAAGTATTGGGATTATGTAAATCAGGGAGTAAAGGGTACAAAGAATGAGAAGGCAGATAGTAAAACCCCCTACTCATTTAAGAGTACAAAAAAATCTATTCCTGTTTCAGTTGTAGAAGGTTGGTTAAAATACAACAAACTTAAAACAGTTGCAGTAAAAAAATATAGTAAGCTAGGAGTAGAATTAAAAGCTATTGAGGGCAAAAAGTCTTTGGCTTATGCCATTGCCAGATCTATTCATACAAAAGGATTAAGGTCAACAAGGTACTTTGATAAGGCTGCCGATGAAGTATTTGGCGAGGACTTTCAAAAGATTATGAACGCTGCATTAGGTTTTGATGTAGAAATAAAAATTAAACAAATAGGTAAAGAATTACAAGATGGCAATAACAATAGAAAGTAGCCCTGCGACATATAGCAGTATGCACGATGACTTATGGTTTGTAGCAAGTTCTACAAATGTAGGTCAGACTTCATTTAAGTTTATATATGATATTTATATAAACAATGCACAGGTAAGCAGGACAAAAATATACCCATCCCCTTCTGCGGAAGGTAGCTATGGGATTTATAATTCAAGCCCTGTGGTTAGGGCTTATGTTACTAACTACTTTGAGCCAAGTGGTAATTCAATTCTGGTTTCATCCAATGATAAAATTAAAGTTGATTACACAATTAAGATAGGCGAGGAGTACAATACTGCAAGTGGATCTATAAGCAATTATAATTTAGCATCAGGGGCATTGAACGCTTACAATTATTACCCACCATTATTTGCTGATATATTCTTTACAAATAACAATACACCATTAGTGTTATCTAATTATTACGATAACCTTTTGCTTGAAAACTTTACAGATGATTGGATTACAGAAAGGGATAATGAGAATATCACGATTGAATATGGAGATAATTTTTATGCAACCTATTTAAAGATAACTGCCGGAAGCTATAAGGCATTTGTAGATGTGGTAAATAATAGCGGATCTGTTGTATCAACTGCAAGTGCTAATATTACTTTGTCTGGGGAGATGAATCTATTTAATTTACAGGCAGCTCATATAAACGATTGGGCAGGTTCAACATTGATTGATGAGAATACTTATGGCTATAATGTCTATTTAAAATTAGGAGTGGCGGAATCAAGAAAATTAAAGTTTGTTCAAAAGTGCTACCCTAAATACAGGCAGTATAATTTACACTTTCTTAATAGGCTAGGCGGTTGGGATACTATGAAATTTGCATTAGTAAATAAAAGGTCAAGTGAATTTCAAAGGGCATCATATAGAAGGAACGATTGGCAGTTAAGCGGTAACACTATGAGCAACATTGATGTTTATAATAAATACAATGAGACTACATTAAACTACGCTATTCAGCACAAAGATAAATATAAGCTAATAAGCGATTGGGTTAGCCAACAGGATTACGAATGGTTAGCGCAGTTAGTAGCAAGTAGTATTTGCTATATGGAATATCAGGGGGCATACTTCCCGGTAGTAATAAGCGATACTAACTATGAATATAAATTAGAGATAAGCGACAAGCTATTTAATTTTGAGATTGAAATTGAAGTAGGTAAATATACAACAAGCCAATTTAGATAATGATAAGCACAGAGATATATATTGAAGATAATAGATTAGATCTAGTTCAGGATATTAGTACAGAGTTTACATATACCATTGATGACATTACGGACTTTGGTAGTAAAAATACTAGCTTTAGTAAAACAATATCTATTACAGGAACTGCAACAAATAATAAAATATTTGGCTTCATTTTTGATATGGGTAGTGCCAACTTTACAGATGATACTTTGCCAAATGTTAACTATAACTTTAATGCAGCAAAAGCAGCACAATGTAGAATATTTATTGACAAGGTACAGATATTTAAAGGCACATTAAGAATCCTTGAAATTGTTGTAGATAATAAAACAATAGAGTATCAATGCTCGGTCTTTGGAGAACTTGGTGGATTTATAACATCTCTAGGGAATGATAGATTAGAAAATTTAGATTTTAGTGCATACGACCATACTTATAATGTTGCTAATATTGCAGCAAGTTGGGATAGTATTGCAGGATCTGGGTATTACTATCCATTGATTGATTATGGTAATGTAAGCACAGGGGCTTATGGAGTAGCTAAAAAAGACTTTCAATTTAAAGCATTTAGACCTGCTTTATTTGTAGCTGAATATATTGAAAAGATATTTGAGGGAACTGATTACACATATACTTTGGATTTAGGTGCAGGGGATTTGGCTTTATATAATAGGTTAGTTATACCACATAATCAAGCATTCTTATCAAGTTCTACAAATTTGCAATTAGATGCCTATCCAATAGACCAAACATATACAGGTACTGCGGTTGAGTTTTTTTTAGAGTTTGGCACATTTACTTTAGGCAACTTTACTTTAACATCTAGCAATACGCTATTCACATATACAGGTTCAACAAAAGTAGTTAATATTGATTTCAATGTAAACGGAGAATGGGAAGTTGGAGAAAATGCAACTATGAGCTTATTAAAAAATGGAGTAGCTATTGCATCATATAGTATGGGAGTAGGGTTTGCCGGTAATTATTTTCAAGCTAATTTCAATATAAGTGCAAATACAATTTTAACAAACGATACTTTTAGAATACGAGTTGCTTGGTCATTAGGAAGTCAGCCATTTACATTTAATAGTTTGAGTTCATCAGGCTTTGATATTTCTACTACTACATCGGATATAATACCTGTAAATTATGCAGAGACAGTTAAAATAAATAACACAATTCCAAAGGGGATATTTCAAAGAGACTTTTTTTTAAGTATATGTAAGCTATTCAATTTGTATGTATATGATGATACTTGGGATGAAAAGAAAATACTTTTAAAACCATACATAGACTTTTACCCATCAACGAGTGCAGAGGCAGAAGATTGGACTAACAAAATAGATAGGGCAAAACCATTGAGCATAAAGCCAATGAGTGAATTAAATGCAAGATATTACCATTACAAATTTAAAGAGGATAATGATTTTTACAACGAGAATTATAAGAAAAAATATAATGAGAGCTATGGCGATAGGATATACGATACTGCTTATGACTTTAGTAAAAATACAGAAAGTGTTGAAGTAATATTTGCACCAAGTGTTTTATACCAAAAAACAGGCACAGATAAAATATTTCCTGCAATCTATAAGGTATCTGATAATAACACAAAGGAAAATGCAATGGATAGCGTGGTAAGAATATTACAGGCTAAAAAAATAACAGGCAAAGCAAGTTGGAATATTTTAAACGATGCAACAGTATTAAGTACAAACACCGCTTATGGCTATGGTGGGCATTTAGACAATCCAGATAGCCCAACAAACGATATTAATTTTGGAGTACCTAATGAGCTACAATTTACTGCAACTACCTATCCAACAACTAATTTATTCAATGCTTATTATAGCGAATACATAGCAGAGATAACAAGCAAGAATAGTAAACTATTAACTTGTTCAGCATTATTAAATACTATTGATATTATGAATTTGGATTTTAGCAGCTACAAATGGATTGATGGAGTATTATACAGATTGAATAAAGTAGAAGGGTTTAACCCAATGGAATACAAGACAACAAAAATAAGTTTATTAAAAGTAATTGAAACCGAATACTAATGGCACAAAATTTAGATCTTAATGTAAATGTAAATACAAACGAAGCAGGTAAATCACTTGGTTCATTAAAAAAACAATTAAGAGAAGCACAGGCAGAAGTAGTTGCATTATCGGATAAGTTTGGAGCAACATCCAAAGAGGCTATTGAAGCAGCAAAAAGAGCAGCAGAATTAAAAGATCAGATTGGTGATGCAAAATCATTAGTAGATGCGTTTAATCCAGATGCAAAGTTTAAGGCATTAACATCTTCATTAGCAGGTGTGGCAGGTGGATTTGCTGCGGTGCAAGGTGCAATGGCTTTATTTGGAAGTGAGAGTGAAAATGTGCAAAAAACTTTATTAAAAGTTCAATCTGCAATGGCATTATCACAAGGCTTACAAGCAGTTGGAGAGAGCATAGATAGTTTTAAACAATTAGCTGCAGTAGTTAAAACGCAGGTAGTTACTGCATTTAGTACTTTAAGAGGTGCAATTATAGCAACAGGCATAGGATTATTGGCAGTTGCATTAGGATTAGTTGTTGCCAATTTTGAAAGTATAAAAAAAGTTATAACAAATTTATTTCCGGGTTTAGGAAAGCTAACAGACTTTGTTGGTGGGCTTGTAACTAAATTTACTGATTTTGTTGGCATTACAAGTGCTGCAAGTAGAGCATTAGAAGTATTACAAAAAAGTACTAAATTAAGAAACGAAGATATTGAAAGGCAAATTAAATTATTATCTGCACAAGGTGGGAAGGAAAAAGAAATATTTACTTTGCAAAAAGAATCTGCACAAAATGAGATTAATGTACTTAAAAAGAAAGTAGATGACAAAGGTAAATTATATGGAGCTGATGCAGATAATTATAAAAACTTACAAAATCAATTAAAAGTAATTGATGCAACAGAAGCTAATAGAATAAAAAAATTAGGAGAAGAGTATCAAAAAGAAAAAGATGCAAAAAATAAAGAATTTTTAAATGCAGAAAAAGAAAGATTAGAAAAAGAAGCTGCTATTGCAAAATCTTATCAAGACTTTGAATTACAAAGACAAATTGATGCTAATAAAGCAGAAGATGATTTAGCAGAAAAAAAGAAAGAGGCGGCTATTAAAGAGGATGAAAGGAATATAGCTAGTATGAAAGCTACTGCAGATTTTGAAGTGCAGTTAGCAAATGATTTATTAAAATTAGATGAGGAAAATGCAGAAGCAAGAAAAAAAATTGATATAGATGCAGCTAATATAAAAAAAGCACAGATTAATGAAAGTATGGTTGCTATGTCTCAATTATCTGATTTTGTTGGAAGAGAAACCGCAGCAGGTAAAGCATTAGGAATAGCAACTGCAACTATAAATACTTATCAAGGTGCATCGGAAGCGTTAAAGCAAAAGTCAACTTTGCCATCCCCATTTGATGTAATTGCAAAGGTTTTAAATGTTGCTACTATTATTGCAACAGGAATTAAAACAGTTAAATCAATAGCATCCGTACAAATACCGGGTAGATTTGGAGGTGGCGGAGGTATGCCAACAATGGTTGCGCCTATGACACCAGAGCTTCCACAGGCTGCAACTACAAATTTAAGCAGACAAACAATAAACGATATAGGCAATCAGGCAGTAAGGGCTTATGTAATTGAGACAGATGTAACAAGCAATCAAGAAAGGATGGCAGCCATTAGACAAAGGGCAAGATTTAGTTAAGCGATAAATAAACAAATTAAAACTATTTAAGATTATGGAGAAAGAATTACCTATCTATATGCTTGACATTACAGATGATGTTGAGGATGATTCACAGGTTGATTATATAGCATTAGTTGATAAACCGGCTATTCAAAAAAATTGGTATGCTTTTAAAGAAAAACAAGCCTTTGATATTATTAGCGAAGACAAGCGCATTATTAGTGGAGCTATTATGTTGGCTGATATACCTATTTTTCGCAGCGATGCTACTTATGGGGATTACTATGTGGCATTTACTAAAGACACTATTTTTAAGATTGCACAAAAGTTTTTCAAAAAAGGGTATCAAAACAATGTAAATCTAATGCACGATAGCGGTTCAGTTGTAGAAGGCTTAACAATGTTTGAGAGTTTTATTACTGATAAGTCAAGGGGCATTATGCCAATGAAGGGTTTTGAGGATGTGCCAGATGGATCTTGGTTTGGTAGCTTCAAAGTAGATAATGAAGAGGTATGGCAAATGATTAAAGATGGCAAGGTAAAAGGGTTTTCAGTAGAAGGCTTATTTAACTATAAACCTAAAAAGGTTATGCAATCAGCATCACTTATGGATAGTATCAAAAAGATATTATCAGAGGTTAAGTGATAAACAATTTATTTTTTAACTATTTAATAAAAAAAGTATGAACGCACAAGAAGCGATATTAAAAATCAAAGCATTATTTGAAGATGCCCCAATGACTGAACCTGTTGATCCAACAGATGTTAAAGTTGAAATGATGGAGTATTCTTTATTAGATGGCACTAAAGTAATGATTGATAAATTAGAAGTTGGCGGTAAAGTTACAATGGAAGATGGTAGCAATGCCCCATTAGGTGAGCATCAGTTAGCAGATGGCACAAAAGTAAAGGTTGATGAGGCAGGTGTTATTTTAGAAATGGAAGCACCAAAAGAGGATGAAGTTCCAGAGGAAGAGCCTGTGGAAGCAAAACAAGATATGAGATTTGATGAATTAGCATCAAAGTTTAATCAAGTTTTAGCATTTAACGAGAGCTTACAAAATAGAATTAATGAATTAGAAGGTAAGGTTAAGCAAGGTTTTGAATCAGTAGCATCTTTAATAGAAGCACTTTCAATTAACCCAACCGCAGATCCTGTTCAAAAACCTAATTCATTTAAGGCTTATGTATCAACAAATGATATTAAAGAGCAAAGGATTAACAAATTTAGAAACGCAATTTTAAACAAATAAAAATTAATAACAATGGCATTTGACATTTCAGCATTATCAGCATACACAGAACAAAATGAAGCCTTATTGGTTACTTCATCTGTATTAGGTGCAAAAACTGCTTCTCTTATTAAGAGTGCAGGAAATGTAATGATTGGTGTAAAGTCTGCAGAGACTATCAACATTATGGAGACCGATGCAATATTTCAAGCAGGTGGTACTTGCGGATTTAACGCATCAGGAGCAACAACTTTTACTCAAAGAACAGTAACTGTTGGAAAAATTAAAGTACAAGAATCATTATGTCCTAAATCTTTAGAGACTGCTTATTTACAAAAAGCATTACCAACAGGTAGCCAATATGATTCAATTCCTTTTGAGCAACAATATAGCGAGAAAAAAGCTAAAACTATTGCTGCTCAAGTAGAGACTGCTTTATGGCAAGGTGATACAGGTTCAGGAGATACTAACTTAAAGCAATTTGATGGTTTAGTTAAATTGATTGGTGCTGCATCAGGAGTAGTAGCTGCAAATGTAGTAGCTTTTATTACAACTGCGCCTATTAGTACAGGAACAGGTATTGTAGCAAGTAATGTAATTTCAATTTTTGATGGTATCTATAAAGCTATTCCTGCAAAGGTTGTAGCTGCTGAAGATATGACTATCTTCTGCGGTATGGATTCTTTTAGAACTTACACTATTGCATTGAAAAACGCAAATATGTTTAACTACGCATTTGATGGTAAGTCAGATAGCGAGTTTACATTACCGGGTACACCGATTAAAGTTGTAGCTGTTCAGGGTTTAAATGGCACAAATAAGATCTATGCATCAAGATTGAGCAATATGTTCTTGGGTACAGACTTATTAAACGAAGAGGAGAAGTTTGAAATCTTCTTTGCTAAAGAAGCTGATAGCGTAAGATTTATGGCAGAGTTCAAGATAGGTACTAACATCGCATTCCCAGATGAGGTTGTGAAGTTTATCTTATCATAATATTAAGGGGGGTGTAAAATCCCCCCTATTTTTAAATTAATAAATTCAAGCAAAATGGCGTGTGCATTAACACAAGGATATACTTTAGATTGCCGAGATAGTTTAGGCGGTGTCGTTGAGGTATATTTTACAGAAGCTGCGAATGTATCTGCGACAACCGAAGCAAGTGGTGTAATAACTGCACTAACTAAAGCATCAGGTAAAAGATTTTGGAAGTATGAGCAAGTAAAAGATACATCAATGATGAATCAAACTATTACTGCTAATGTTCAAAATGGCACAGTATTTTACGCACAGGAGTTACAAATAGTTTTAAATAAATTACAAACTGCAACAAGAAATGAAATCTTGTTATTGGCACAAAATAGTTTAGTGGCAGTAGTTAAAGATAGTAACGGAGCATATTGGTATCTTGGTAAAACAAGAGGATTAGATGTTACCGCAGGAACTGCCGGAACAGGTACTGCACAAGGCGATAGAAGTGGATTCACTTTAACTTTTACAGGTGCTGAACCTGCATTAGCACCAAGTGTTAATTCAACTGTCTATAACGCTTTGCAAACACCGGGTTAGGTTTGTAGTTTTTCATAGGTTTTGCCCCCATTCCTTTAGTGGTTTGGGGGTTTTTTTATGCGTATATATCTGTATTTATGCGTAAAATATCCACCATAAATGGTCATTAATGACACTAATGGTGGCAATATGCGGCATATAATGCACTTTATGATGTGCATTTATCAATCAAGGTTGAGCCGATTGTCAATCATTTTCGGCTCATTTGTCAAGCTATAGCTTTATTTTTTGATTGAGTAATTTTACTCACTCCATTGAGTAATCGTTGCATTTTATACAACAGTTCATTTATTTTATCAGTTCACGATTTCGTGAACACTATCAAAACTTGCAGAGTTTACATTTTTTGCTAATAGGGTAGTATTACTCCTATTTTTATACTGTGAGTATAACTTTGCACCCATTTATATTCATTTGCACCTATTTGTAACAAATTTTACCTTTTATATGTTACAAGATATAACCGAATTACCTATCACTTTGTTACATATTTAGATAAATCGTTAACACTAATTCGGATATTGTCCGAGTTACGCTACCGACTTTGGCAAATCTGCATAGGTTTTTCGGAAAAATTCAGGCAAAAGTTATTAATTAGCAAACTTTCATAATTGTGCTATTTAGATATATGATGAGGTTAACAAAAGGACAAACGCAAGGAGTGATATTAACATTAACAGAAAAGGAGTTATTAGCTAACCCAAACTATTTATTTGTATTTACAAATAGGAGTTCAAATACAACTATAAGTTTTGTAAAATTAAACGCAACTGATTTAAGTTTATACAAGGATAGGTTTAATGAATTTAGCATAACAACCAATACCCATTTTAATACCGCTTTAAATGGTCAATACGACTACCAAATATATGAGCAGGTAAGTACTTCAAATACAAATCCAACAGGCTTAAATGAGCTAGAAAGTGGCATTATGGAACTTATTGGAACTGCGTTATCATATACTGAATACACTACAACAGACACTTTTAATATTAGACAATGATAGATTTAAGATTTTTAGGTTTTGCGGAAGCAAGACAACCAGAATATAAAGAAAAGAAAGGCATAGGATATATGCAATATGGAGACAGAAACGACTACCCAAATTATTTGGTTGAGTTATTTAATAAATCTGCAAAGCATAATGCTATTGTAAAAAGCAAAGTTCACTATATTACAGGCAATGGGTGGACAGGATCTGATGAGGCACAAACATTTATAGCGAAAGTTAATAGAATGGAAAGCCTTGATGAGCTTACAAGAAAGGTATCTTTAGATGTTGAGTTATTTGGCGGTTATTATTTAGAAATTATTTGGTCAGCCACAGGGCAGTTGTCAGAGATTTGGCATTGCGATTATACAAAGATTAGAACCAATAAAGACAATACACAATTTTGGTACAAAGATGATTGGAAGGATAACAAAGAGGATTTTATTGTTTACCCTGCTTTTAATCCTAGTTTTGGAACAGGTAAGCAGATACTTTATGTAAAAGAATACAGACCAGATATGGGCATTTATTCTTTGCCGGGTTACTTTGGTGCGTTAAATTATATAGAATCAGATATTGAAATTAGCAAGACAGTTTTAGGCAATGCTCAAACAGGGTTTTCTGCTAGTAAACTTATTACGCTACCTAATGGAGAACCAAGTGATGATGAAAAAAGAAATATTGAGAAAAGGTTTACTAATAGATTTTCAGGTTCAGATGGTAAGAAATTTATTTTAGCATTCGTAAATGATAGTGCAAGAAAACCTATCGTTGAGGACTTGGGAGCATCGGATATTACCAAAGAGGACTTTGCAAAAGTAGATAGCTTAATACAGACTAATATATTTTCAGGTCATCAAATTACAACCCCATCAATATTCGGGATTGCAGAAGCAGGTAAGTTAGGCGCAAGGTCAGAGATGCGCGATGGATATGAGATATTTAAAAACACTTATGTAAATAGTAAGCAGATGCACCTTGAAGGGGTGTTTAATATGTTAGCTAATTTTAGAGGCTTACAAGATCCTGCGTTAAAGATTACACCTACTGAACCAATAGGCATTGAGTTTACAGAAGCTATCTTAAAAGAGATTGCACCAAAAGAATGGTTATTAGAAAAGGCAGGTATAGACATTACTAAATATCAAACTGCACCGGCAGATGCACCGCAACAAGCCCTATCTATTAATGAGCATATCAAAGGATTAAAGGGAAGGGAGTGGCAGAATATGCAGCGTATTATTAGGGAGTTTACTAAAGGTAAAATAAACAGAGAACAAGCAAGTGCAATGCTTAAAACAGGATATGCTTTAAGTGATGAAGAGATTACTACTTGGTTAGGTTCGGAAGAGTTAGAGTTTGCAGATCAAGATTTTAGTTTATTCCTTGAATTTGGAGAAGATAAAAAAGAGTTTAATATTTGGAAAACAAAACAAAGATTTAGTGATGAAGAGGATTTACAAACCTTTGCAGATGTAAGCCAATTAGAATCCAATATACTTGACCAAATTAGCAAACAAAAAGATGTAACCCCAGAGGTGTTAGCAAAAGTTCTAAAAACCGATGTTAAAACTATTAACAATGTTATAGCTGATTTGGAAGAGAGAGGAATATTAAAATCTAAATCCACATCCATAGGCAAGGGCATTGATAAGAATGTAATTATAGAAAGGGAGTTAACAAAACCTTTAGCAAAGATTGTAGAAGATGTAAAGCCTACAACTACTGAAATTTTAATTAGATATTCCTATGCTTGGATTGCAGGTTATAGCAATGCGGATGTTGATACAAGCAGACCATTTTGTAAAACTTTATTAGCTGCAAATAGATTTTATAGCAGAAGCGATATAGAGCAGATTAGTGCAAGACTAGGATATTCAGTATGGGATAGGAGAGGCGGATGGTGGACAAAGCCAAGTGGTAAGCATAGTGAATCTTGCAGACATCAATGGCAAACAAATGTAGTAACAAGAAAAAAATAAAAAGATGAGTGCAAATACTTTATTTATAAGTGTTCAAAGTATAAAAGACAGAACAGGATTACACGCTAATGTAGATGACAAATTAGTATTACCAGAGATTAAGACCGCACAGGATATGTATATATTACCTGCGCTTGGATCTAATTTATATAATACCCTACAAACTCATATTGTTGGCAATACGCTAACTGCTAATGAGGTTATACTATTAGATAGTTATTTAGTTGACTGCCTTGTTTATTTTGTTATGAGTGAACTTCCAATGGGGTTATCATATCAATTTTACAACAAAGGTTTATTAAGAAAGTCAGGGGAGAATACAGAAAACCCATCAATGCAAGATTTGATTGATGTGGCAAACAGATACAGATCAAGAGCAGAGTTTTATAGACAAAGAATGATTAAGTATTTAAAACAAAATAATACTTTATACCCTGAATATTTGAATTTTGGAAGTGGCATTGATAGTATTAGACCTGAAAACGATGGCTATACAACAAGCATATATTTAGGAGATAGCTATTATTATGATGAATATGAAGGGCATAGAAAAAAATCATTTGAGGAGAGGTTTCAAGGAAATATAGGATGCTAATATGAGCAAACAAATAACAATAAAAAACCAAACTAGATTGAAAGTCTATTTGGAAAAAGTTAAAATCAATGACATTAAATCAAATATCAAGTCAGTTAACCAAGATAGGAAACGACCACGAGCAAATTAATTATGTTTATTTTGGCGATGTGTGGGAGAGGTTAAGCAATGGAGAGGTAACTTATCCGGCAATGTTTTATAATTTAACAGGTGCGACAATAGTTGCTAAAGAGATACAATATCAATTTAGCTTTTATTTTATGGATCGGATGCTAATGGAAGAGACAAACGAAACGGAGGTTTTATCAGATATGACTTTAATAGGTCAAGATATTATTGCACAATTAAGATACCCACAAGATTACGGAATTATAACTTGGACTTGTGGCGATAATATTCCTGTAACATATTACACAGAATCAGATCCTGATTTATTAGCAGGTATTAAATGTGATATTACATTGAGTTTACCATTTATTAACGACAGGTGTCAAGTACCTTCAAATTATACTTATTAATGGAGAGTAAAAAAATAAATCAGTTAGCGACTAATGTTGCGCCTGTTTCATCGGATTTAACTATTATAGGAGATCCAACAACAGGGGTATCAAAAAAAGTAACGCTATCACAGATTGCAAGTTTATTCGCAGGTGCGGTTGACTTTTATGCTAACCTAGCTGCGTTTCCTGCAAGTGGTACATTAAATACAATTTATTGTGCAAAAGATACACAGAAACTTTATCTCTGGAGTGGATCTGCTTATGTAGAAGTTTTCCCAAGTCAAGCGGTTTTAAATACTTATCAGCTAATAAGTGCAAAGGGAGTAGCTAATGGATATGCAAGTTTAGATGCTTCAGGAAAAGTACCTATTGGCGAGTTACCAAGTTCCATAATGGAGTACAAGGGTTTATGGTCAGCAGCAACAAATACACCAACATTAGCGAATGGAACAGGAGACACAGGTGATGTTTATATTTGTAGTGCAGCAGGAAGTGTAAACTTTGGAGCAGGTGCAATAACTTTTGCAGTAGGTGATTATGTTATTTATAGCGGAACTATTTGGCAGAGGTCAAGCGGTGCGGTGGGTACAGTTACGAGTGTTGGCTTATCTTCAGCAACTAGCGGAGTAACTATCGGTTCATCACCAATAACGACAAGCGGAACAATTACCCTAGCTATTGCAACTGCAACGACATCACAAAATGGATTATTGAGCATCGTGGATTGGGCAACATTTAATGGCAAAGAAAGTGTTTTAACTTTTTCTAGCCCTTTAGTAAGAACTACAAATACAATATCAATACCTGCTGCGACAACTTCAGTTAACGGATATTTAGCTTCTGCGGATTTCACAACTTTTAATAATAAGCAGAACGCTATTACGCTAACTACCACAGGAACTTCTGGAGTTAGTACGCTTGTGGGTGCGACTTTGAACATCCCTAACTATGGTTCAGCCTTAACAGGTTATGTTCCCTACACAGGGGCAACACAAGATGTTAATTTAGGTGCTTTTCTTTTAACTGCTTCAGGTGTGGATTCAGTAGGATATACTGCTCGTGGTAGTGGAACTTTAAGTGGTTATTTAATCTTAAAACAAGGCACTACATTTCTTGGCAATGTTGTAGGCTATAATAGTATAAATGCAAATGCAAGAAAATATGTATTTATTTCGGATGTAGATGGTACAAATTATAAATCAGCAATTTTTGAATTAAGTTCATTAACTAATAATACTGATAGAACTTACACACTACCTGATGCAAGTGGTACAATAGCATTAGTTGGTGGTAGTGGTGTAGGAACAGTTACAAGCGTAGCTGCTTTAACAATAGGAACAAGTGGAACGGATTTAAGTTCAACAGTTGCAACAAGTACAACAACTCCTGTAATTACTTTAAATGTACCAACTGCAAGTGCAGCGAATAGAGGTGCATTATCAAGTGCGGATTGGAGTACATTCAATTCAAAGCAGGGAACAATAACATTAACAACAACAGGAACAAGTGGTGCAGCGACCTTTAGTGCAAACACTTTAAATATTCCTAACTATGGTTCTGCATTAAGTGGTTACCTTCCATTAACAGGGGGAACTTTAACAGGTCCATTGAATGGAACAAGTGCAAGTTTTAGCGATGCTTTTTCTGCAAGTAGTATTTTTACAACAAGTGCAACAACAGGCTTAACAACAATTACAGGCAATATAGGAAGTACAGGATTTAGTCAAACACAAGGTCTTGGAGTAGGTTGGAATTTTACAGCAGGTGGTGGCGAAGCTGCATTTTCATCTAATAAAGGAGCAGGTTCAGTAGGAGGATTTAAATTTTATGATTGGAATGGAACAACTGCGGCATTACTTTTAACTATCTTGCCTTCAGGTGCAGTTACTTTAACAGGAGCATTAGGTGGAACAAGTGCAAGTTTTTCTAGTACTTTAACAACATTAGGAAGTGTAGGAGTAGGCGGAACTAATACTGATTCATTATTAACAGTTAATGGAACTGCAGGAACTTGTCACGAAAGATTTAGAGAGGGTTCAACAACTGTTGGATTTATTGGTGGGGCAAATGGTATAATAACAGGGCAAAATGGTAAACTAGCAGTAAGAGCAGAATCGGGATTAGTTTTAAGTGGTCAAGGCAATAGTGCAGATTTAATATTAACAGGAGGCAATTTAGGATTAGGAGTTACACCGAGTGCGTGGGTAAGTCCATTTATTAGTTTTGGAATAGGAACAAAAGGAACTGCTATATCAGGAAGAACTGATGTTGAACAAGCAAACTTTTCATCAAATTGGTTTTTTGATGGTGCAAGTAAATATATCATTACAGGATATTCTACTTTATATCAACAAACAAATGGCTCACATATTTGGTTTCAAGCTCCTTCAGGATCGGCAGGTGCAGCTATAACCTTTACCCAAGCAATGACCTTAACGGCAGCAGGTAGATTACTAATAGGAACACCTACGGAAGCTACCTATATGCTAGATGTTAATGGTACAGGAAGGTTTAGTGGGGCATTGACAGTAGGTGCATCACAAGCAATAATAACTCCTACAAATTTTGGATATTCTTCATCATATAAAGTTCTTGCTTTAGGTACAGGTGCTTCTAATACTAATATTTCTTTAAACTATGACCCAAGTGGAAATGCAAGTGCAAGTTTTAATGGTACAGGCCAAATATTAATTGCACATAATAAAGGAATATTAGCACCAAATGCCGCAAATAATGATTTTATAGCAGTATTGAGACCTAGTGGAACAGGAGTTTATTTTGGTGGGGGTATGAGTTCAGGGGAAGTTGCAGGAAATGGATTATTTATATCTACCACAGGAGCAGCTATATTCTCTAGTAGTGTAACGGCAACACAACTAATTGCTTATGGTGCTACTAATTCAAATGTTATTATTGCAGGAGTAAATACTGCTACAAACAATCCAAGATTTTTTGTGCAATGCGAAGAATCTACAAATACTGTTAAAATAATAGCAGGAAGTTCAACAGGTTCAGATAATATGTCTTTTGGTGTAGGCGGTGGAACAAATATATATATTAAAGCAGGAGGCACTGTAGGTATAGGAACAATTACTCCTACTGCTAAACTACAAATAACTTCTACTTCAGCAGGTGCAGCAACAGTTGCAGCGTTTTTAGTAAATGAAAGTGTAACTACAAGTACAGAAGTAAGATTGGCATTTGCTGCAAATACAAATAATGATATTGCAACAAACAGGTATTCATACATATCAGCATTAAATACAAGCGGAAGTAATGGTCAAGCATTAATATTTGCTACAAACGAAACAGGTAATTCAGCAGTTGAGCGTTTAAGAATAGCATCCACAGGAGAAGCGACATTCACTAAAGATGCTAGTATTAATAGCTTAACTATTGGCAGAGGTGGTAGTAACATAGCTAGTAATACTGCAATAGGAGAAACATCATTAAATAGCAATACAACAGGAACTGCAAATACCGCAATAGGAGGTAGTGCTTTATATACTAATACTACAGGATTTAGTAATACTGCTATTGGTAGTGCTAGTTTAATAAGCAATACTACAGGAAGATATAATACAGGTGTTGGTATTTCAGCATTATATAGCAATACTACAGGTGATAATAATACTGCATTAGGAAGTCAAGCATTAAGTAACAATACTACAGGCGAACATAATACTGCTATTGGAATTCGTGCATTAGAAACTAATTCAACAGGTATATATAATCTTGCATTAGGTAATTATTCTTTAGGTCTTAATACCACAGGAACATATAATATTGCAGTAGGTAATTATGCTTTACCTTCTATCACTACAGGTACTACTAATATTGCTATTGGAACAAATGCAGGTAACTTAATTACAACAGGTTCTAAAAATACTATTGTAGGTAGTTTTGGGGGTGCTGCAACAACATCAAATAATGTTGTATTGTGTGATGGTGATGGTAATTTAAGATTCCATTATAATAACACTAATACATTAATTGGGCAATCAGGCAATGTAGGATTAGATGTTGCAATTCCTTCACAAAAGTTAACAGTAAACGGAGTTATAGAATCACCTTATTTGGAATTCAAGCCTGTTGTATTTTATGACTTTAATAGTAATACAATAAGTGAATGGAGTCAAGGTAATGCAACATTAAGCGTTCCATCAAAAAGTATTACAAGATATACAACAACAGGAACTGATTCTAATATTAGTAAATCTTTTAACTTTAGCGGTGGTCAAAATCCAATCATTCGTATTCACTATAAAGTTATAAGTGGGGCTTCAGGTTCAGGGGAAATTTTTTATTCTAATTCTGTACACGGATATGATGGCAGCTACTTTAAAGGATTTACATTAGTAAATGATGGAGAGTGGCATACATTATTTTTAGATATGTCTAATTTAACTTCAGGAGGAACAGATTGGATTGATTATAATGTAACAGCTATAAGATTTGACCTTACAAATAATAACCCTGTAGTAATAGATATTGATTGGATTTCTATTGGTGGTAATGGTTATGGCACACAATATTTTGAAAATGATGTTGCTTTTATGAATGGCAATGTAGGTATAGGAACAAGTTCGCCGGACTATAGATTATCTATACAAAATACTGGAGCAGGACCTACTGGAGCTTGGCAAACCTTCAAAGATTCAGCTGGTGTAACACAATGGGGAATTAGTGAATATTCTGCGGGAGATTTAAATTTCTATGAGGCTGGTGTAGCTGATGGTAGGTTGTATTTAAAAGCAGGAGGCAATGTATTAATAGGAACTACTACTGATGACACAGTTAATAAATTGCAAGTAAATGGTAGTGCAGCAATAAATGGTACTATAAAATTTAAAGAATTTCTTACACCTTCAGCTAATTATTTTGAAGCATATACATATAATGATAATACTTTTAGATTAAATTATAATGGTGCTGGAAATGATGAATTAATTTTATCTAATA